AAGCTTGAAAATAAAAAAGAAAAACTAACGGGTCAGGAATTACTAGCATATCTCGAAAAAGAATTTCATTCGATGAACTTCAGCGACAAAGTTAAAAAGACTACTGGCTGGTTTACTTGCGGATGTCCAGAGAGTAGGTTGCCTATATATATTATGGAATGGGTTAAGACTATTGATGATGGGGATATTTTAAAAAACCTGAGAGAACAATACAGCATTGGTAGAGACAAATGGAATTCTATCTCACACTCTAAAGTGGTGAGAGGTATAGGTGTCTAAGATAACTAAATCAGCCAGAGGTATGGCTTGTCAGTTAAGACTAGATGGGTGTTTGTCGGGTGGTGAGAACCCTACAACTGTATATGCTCATCTTAATACTGGTGGTATGGGGCAGAAAGCTTTAGATATACATGGTTTTTATTGTTGTTTTTCGTGTCATGACTACTATGATTTTAGAAAACAAGCAGAACCACCTTATGACAAAGAAGGATTAGAGAACAAAGCACTCAGAGCTATGCGAAGAACCCAAGAGATCTTGACTAAGAAAGGCTTAATGTGAGCTGAAGACTTTTTGGACAAGAGAAGAAATTTATTAAAACAATAAAGGAGATTTATATGGATAAGTGGATTGAGTTGGTTAAAGACAACAAGAAGTGGGCGATTGTAATTGGTTTTGTGGTTTTAGCTTTGTTGGCGAACCTCTTTGGTCTTAATTAATGAAATTATTTGTTGATAGAGGTAATCCAGAGACAGCCATGCGGATGGCTAAGAATATGATGGTATCTCATTTCAACACAAGTAAAAACGATAAGGCTGTTCTGGAAATAAAAGAGAATAGTCTTACAAGGACTCAGCGACAAAACAAATTATTCTGGATGTGGATGACTTTGATTGGAGATGAGGTTGGACACACCAAGGATGAGATGTCGGAGATATTACAACAAGCAATATTAGGAGAAAGCAGCTTCCCTTCTAAATTAGATGGTGCAGATGTAAAGAAACACAAGAGAGCTAAAAATCTCAGCATTGTAGAAATGACAAGATTCTTGGAGCAAGTGGATATATTCGCAGCAGATACATTGAGCATGCAATTACCTAGGCCAGAGGATTTGTACTGGCAAAGCATGGGGGTGATTGAATGATAACTGTGCTGCAAAAATTGCACGAGAAGATAAGAATCATTCAGGGAATAGCTGAGGCAGGGCATCACATTGCTCAGGATGAGTTGACTAAAGGGCAGTTCGAGCAAATCATAAGAGAATTGAACTTGGTTGGTTTTCAGGAGTGGCAAGCCTCAAAAAAGGATAAGGATGACATTTAGATTAGATGAAGGCCCTGATGATCTACCAGAAAGATATATTGCAGCTCTTTTAGTAATTGCTAAAGGAAAAGAAATATCTGTGGGAGAGGCTCACGAAGAGGTTAGCGATACATTAGATGCAATTTACCAAGAGGGTCTTGAAATTAAGGTGGATTTAGATAGCGACAAAAAACAAACGAAACATTAATATGAAAAATATATTAAGAGAAAAGACAAAAGCAAAATGGGTATCTAAAAGAGGTGTGGGTATAGAGGACAATGCACCACCAGTGGAATACTATAAAGGCAAGAGAACTAAGTTCTGGGATGGAATTTTAGTTGGATTGATAGTGGGATATATTCCTTATTTGTACCACATGAATTTCTAAAATGGATAAAGAGTTACCCATCATAATTGGCGATGGTTTAAGCAATAAACAGGTGAAATTTATCAATGCTTATGTGAATAGCTATTGTAATGTAAGCAAAGCCTGTAAGGCGATTGACATATCTAGGCAAACATTCTATATGTGGTCAAAAGAACTTGACACATTCAAACAGGCAGTAGAACAGGCTAAAGAGGCACTTAAAGATAGATGGGAAGATGAGATTAATAAGCAAGTGTTTGAAGATCGTAACCCAATAGTATTAAACAAATTTGCTCCAATGGTATTAAAGGATCGTGGTTACGCTGACATTAAAGATGTGAACCTACATTCAACAGGCCAGCAAGAGAATAACGTGGTTATTACTGTGGTTGATAGTGTGGTTGAATCAATTGATGAAGAGGAGCAAAGAGTTGAACATTGATTTGAAATTAACTGAGCAATTCACTCCGTTTCTTAAACCAAAGAGGATGAAAGTGGTTTATGGTGGTAGAGGGTCAGGCAAGTCTTGGTCTATAGCACAGCTTCTTATTCTTAAAGCCTTTGAAAAGCCAACGAGAATCCTTTGTGCTAGAGAAATACAGCGTTCTATATCTGATTCAGTCTTACAGCTCTTAGGTGACACAATCGAAAGGATGGGGCTTAGAGATTATTTTGATGTACAAAAGACTCAGATAGTAGGAACAAATGGATCACGCTTTATCTTTGAGGGCATGAGGTCCAACATTACTAAGATTAAGAGTATGGAGGGTATTGATATTGCTTGGGTTGAGGAAGCTGAATCAGTAACCTATTCTAGTTGGGAAACCCTTATACCTACTGTAAGAAAGAAAGGCTCTGAAATATGGGTTAGCTTTAACCCTAATGACGAAATGGATGACACATACCAACGCTTTGTAGAGAATCCACCACCTGAATCACATATATATTCTTGTAAGGTAAATTTTAATAATAACCCGTTTTTTCCACCTGAGCTTGAGAAGGAAAGACTACTACTTAAAGATAAGAACATCGACCTATACAATCATGTTTGGGAGGGTGAGGTGTTATCCAATAGAGATGGGGCATACTTTGCCAAGTTCATTCAGAATGACCAGATTATGGACTTTGCTGTAGAGCCTAATATTCCTGTTGATACTTACTGGGATCTTGGGATTTCTGACAGTATGTGCCTATGGTTAGTGCAGCAGGTTGGTAGAGAGATCAGAGTTGTAGACTGTTATGAAAACCAAGGAGAGGGGTTACAGTTCTATATTAATTGGCTTCATGATTGGAGAACCAAACATCAGGCTGTCTTGGGCCAACACTATGCACCTCATGATATACAAGTCAGGGAGCTTGGTAGTGGTAAGTCAAGATTGGAGACAGCAAGAAAGCTAGGGATAAACTTCAGGGTTGTACCTAAACTGAGTATCGAAGATGGCATCCATGCTGCAAGAGCGATACTGCCTAAATGCTATTTCAATAAGAAGAACTGTAAGACAGGACTTCAAGCACTCAGACGATATAGAAAAGAGTTTGATGAAAAGAAGGGAGTGTATAAACCACATCCACTTCATGATTGGTCATCTCATTATGCTGATGCCTTTAGGTATTTCTCTATAGCTTTCAGAGATAGAAGTAAACAACAAAGAGCAGGACAGCCACAAGCGAACATTGATTGGCTGGTTGCATGAATAAGGATAATTATTACATTGGGTTCAGCGAAAGAGAAGGTCTGCATTTCTGGGATGTGTTCACTACAAAGAAGTTCAGACATTGCTTTGCCTTTAAATGGGATGGATTTAATTGGATAGTGATAGAAAGTCTAGGTTGTGCTTTGGAAGTGGAGATCTTGCCTTATGGTGAGGATGATGATGTTCCACAGATTATGGAAGATGCTGGATATTTAATAACCCAGATGAAAAGAGTAGAGCATAACAAATATATTTTTAGGGGGTGGATGACTTGCGTTACAGTGGTCAAACATTTGCTAGGGATAAGGAAGCCTTGGATAGTAACACCCAAGCAATTATATAACTATATAAAAAGGAGAAAAAATGGCAGCCATAACGAAGGCAGTGTTTGGTAAGAAGAACCCACCACCGTCACCACCACCAAGAGCAGCAGCACCTAAAAAGTCTGAAGCTGAAGTAACTGCTGATGCTAGCAGAGATAGAGCTTTAAGAGCAGAACAATACGCATCTCGCAAGAAGAAGCGTAGAAGGGGGCGTTCAATGTTAATGTTTAAAGATGAACAGGGGGTATCAGATACACTAGGATAATATTATGCCAAAATATAAGAAAAGTACAGATGCTGTTGCTGCGCTCATTAAGCGTTATGAGACAGCTAAACGACATCGAGCATCTTGGGAACAGCACTGGAAAGAGTGTTACGAGTACGCCTTACCTCAAAGGGAAGTATTCGATCAACACATTGAAGGAGCTAAGAAGAACTCTAAGATATTTGATTCGACAGCACTGATTGCTACCCAGAGGTTTGCTTCAAGGCTGCAAGCGACATTAGTTCCTCCATTCAAGAAGTGGGCGAAGCTCTCAGCAGGTACAGCTATACCGAAACAGTTTGCCAACAAGATTGACAAGCAGCTGGAAGAGGTGACTGATACACTATTCAGTTATATCAATCAATCCAATCTGGCTACCGAGGTCCATGAGTCTTTCTTGGATTTGGCTGTTGGCACCGGTGCATTGCTACTTGATGAAGGCGAGGGTGATGATCTTTTGAAGTTTACTGCTGTGCCACTTAAAGAGGTGCTTGTTGAAGATGGTCCTCATGGAACGATTGAAACTGTCTTTAGACTACATGAGCACCCAGCAAGAAACATCAAGCAAGTCTGGAAGAAGGGCAAGTATTCTCCAAGCGTTCAAGATATGATGAAAGAAAAGCCTGACCAGTTGGTATCAATCATTGAGGCAACTGTTTACAATCCAGAGAAGAAGGTTTATGAGTATGTGATTATCGAGGAGGCAACTAAGCATGTCATCTTTGAAGATTACTTTGATGTTTCACCTTGGATAGTATTCAGATGGGCTAAGGTAGCAGGGGAGAGATATGGTCGTGGCCCTATCATGACCGCACTACCAGACATTAAGACTGCTAACCAAGTGGTGAAGTTCGTACTCAAAAACGCTGAGAAAGAGATTGTCGGTGTCTATAAGGCTGTCGATGATGGTGTTCTCAATCCTTGGACTGTATCAATTAAGTCTGGTGCTGTGATTCCTGTTGCAGCTGAGGGTTCTTTATCGCCTCTACTCTCTGGTGGCAACTTTAATGTCAGTGAATTAATCCTTGAAGATTTAAGAGACAACATCAAGAAGGCTTTGTTCCATGATCAGTTAGGCCCAGTCAGTGGACCAACCAAGAGTGCTACTGAGATTTCAATTAGACAACAGGAGTTGATGAGTGATATTGGTTCTTCATTCGGAAGATTACAGATTGAGTTCATTAACAAACTTGTCAAGAGGTCTATTGATATTCTTACTCGAAACCAGAAGGTTGCTCCGATCAAGGTCGGTAATCAAGAGGTAGAGATTAAAGTTATATCACCACTAGCACAGCAACAGGATATGGATGAGGTTAACAAGCTCGCTCAATTTGTACAGTTTGCAATGATGGTTGGTGAAGATGCTGTAAGAGTTGGTCTTGATCTTGAGGCTTTTCCAGAGCATATCGCTAAACTACTTGGGATTGACCCTGAGCTGGTTAGAGATAAAGAAGAGAGGGATGCGATAAAGCAGCAGATGCAAGAAGAGGCTCAAATGGCACAGGCAGCTGAAGCAGCAGCTCAGAACCCTGAGTTAACCCAACAAGCAATGGAGCAGATGGGTGGCTAAACAAAAAGACTTTGATGCAATGATAGCCCGTTTGTTTAGGACTATGGATGGAAAACAGATTCTAAAGCATTGGGAGGATCGTTACATCAAAGCACCTGTTTGTATTCCTAGTGAGGGAGATGCTCAAGGATATTATAGGGAAGGACAGAATAGTGTGATACGAACTATTTTCAATGCCATCAAGCGACAAGAGCGTGGCGATTACATAACTGGAGACGATAATGAGTGAAGAGACTTTACTTAATGAAGAGGTAGCCGAAACTACTACAGAAGAGGCTATAGAAGCAACAGAAACGCCCACAGATGGATGGTTCTTGAATGAGGAAGTGAAAGGAGAGGGAGACGTACCTGAGTGGTTTAAATCGAATAAATACAAATCTGTTGCAGAACAAGCTAAAGCTTATGCTGGACTTGAATCTAAACTAGGAGCATTTACTGGCGCACCTAAAGATGGTTATGAGGTAGAACTACCTGAAGGAGTGGATATTGAGTTGGACAGTGAAGACCCTATGTTGGTCAATTTCAATGATTGGGCGAAAGAGGCTGGGCTGTCTCAGGAGGCTCATACCAAACTTATGAGTATATATGTGAATGGTATATTTGAAGCCCAACCCTCAATCGAGGAAGAGATGAAGAGAATGGGTAAGGATGCCAGCAGAAGGATCAACGATTTTACTGTATGGGCTAAAACAGTATTCAACCCTGACGAGTTTGAAGTGTTAGAA